ATTATTTCAATTTGCAGCATATAGCAATGGACATACCTAGTCTGAATAATCGAATCAAACTAGTCGATGAGGCTACCGCAAAGGTAGTGCTTGTCCCCAAAGATTCGAGAGGTCCTAGACTTATCTCGTGTGAACCACTTGAGATTCAGTGGATTCAGCAGGGCCTCGCTCGTGCCTTAATGGACACGATCGAGACTTCTCCCTTGACACGAGGCCGCGTTAACTTTCGCGACCAAACTGTCAATAGAAGCTTAGCAATGCTGGGTTCACTGGGTCAAGGGTGGGTAACCTTGGATATGAAGGATGCGTCGGACAGAGTGAGCATGGCTTTGGTTAACTACCTTTTCCATGATCATCCTCGCTTACTTGAGGCCTTATCAGCCACGAGGAGCCGTTCGACGTTGTTACCTGATAAAACAGTAATGAGGCTCAAAAAGTATGCTCCGATGGGGTCAGCGTTATGCTTCCCCGTCGAAAGCCTCTGTTTTTGGGCCTTGTCTGTTAGTGCTGTTAAACTAACCGGTCTATCGGCTCGTGAGAGCCGGGAATCGGTATTCGTTTACGGAGACGACATCATAGTAAGAGACGAAGTCTATCAGTCCTTATTGCAGATGCTTCCTATGGTTGGACTTAAATTCAACCAACAGAAGTGCTGCGTGGCACGCTCCTTTAGGGAGTCGTGTGGGTGCGACGCTTACCAAGGCGTCGATGTCACACCCATTAAGCTAAAAACCACATGGTCGCAACTCCGCAGTCCCGAGTGCCTGAGTTCGTACGTAGCATTTTCGAATGCTATGTATAAACAAGGGCACTACCGTACAGCAGAACTCGTTAGGAAGAGAATAGTAGAAGTTTATGGCAACTTGCCGTATACTAATACCCTCATCCCTGATGACGAGCCGACTAACTTGGTTCGTGAGTTTGTTCCGGGATTTATTCCGGATAAACGTAACACGGCCAACACGTTAGGCTTAGAGTTCTATTGTCACGAACCTGCACGTAAGGTTAATAACCAACTCCGAATCCATAGCCGGTATAATAGCCAGCTACAGAGACTAGAGTACCGAACGTGGTCTTCACTCCCTAAAAAGAGGAAGACTCCGCTCGATGGTTATCCCGAAATGCTCCGGCGTGTTAATGCCGGATATGGTTCCCGATCGATCACCTCTGTAGGTAGTCGAGAGGGGAAACACGGTGGGACGTATGCGCTAGTGCGTCGCAATCGCTTGAAACGCACCTGGGTAGAAGGTTAACAGCCTCCTACTGCAACCAATGGCG